ATATATATTGCTTTTATCTCTTAATATATCCTTGTCTCTAAATACATGGCGTTGGATATATCTAAGGCATGCGTTATATACAGACTGAGAAGCGGCGCGCATGTCCTCAATCTCTTGTTCTTCGCAAAAGATACGCAAATACATAGCTATATCATTTTCAAAGGTTTCTATGCCCTGTACCTGTTCGACCTGTTCCATGTTCGCGCCTTCCTTCCTGATCTTTGGCAAATAAAAAAGCCGGCTAGACTGATCTAACCGGCGAAAGTTCATATATAGCGCCCTCTTGCCTTGGCTTGTTTGTTATCTGCTCCGGGCGCATCTGCATATAACAACTATATACAAGCTTTATAAATTGGCTATACTATACCACTATATCTTGAATATGTCAATAATTTATATCATTATAGGCTCTATATCTTGTATATATGGCTTTTATATCTATCAGGCATATAATTATATATAAACAAAAAAGATACCACAAAGCCGCTTTCCTGTCTTTTCCCTAATCTTCTAAATACTGCTGATACAGATCGTCCCATGCTTTGTGATCGTGGTTGTTTTCAAGCTCCATAGAAGCCTCAAATGGTGTCTCTTCTTCATGGTCAAGCACGTTGCCAATCGGAATTGTGTACTGATTTCCGCGAACTTCAACCCATACCTGCTCGCTGTCATTCTGGACGCCGTTTCCCTCTTCTGCTTCCCGGATGAAGTCCGAAAGATCAATCTTGAAATCTAACGTGTCGTAATCGAAACACTCGCAATCTTCACTCTCGATATCTTCCTCGTACATGCGGATTTCGACCGTTTCGTCGTTGCCGTCTCTTCTGTTCGTGAAGTCCTCTTCCTTTGCTTCTTTGATAGCCTCCTCTTTGCTGTTCGTCTTCAAGATTTCCCGCTCATCATCTGATTTGGTACTAACTGCAACCACATAATATTTATACTTCATAGTTACCACCCTTCGCCATCTGGCGTCCTTTCGTTTTTGTTTGATCTTATTGTACTCTATTATTAGAGTATTGTCAATATTAAAAATCAATAATATTTGATTTTTTCCTCGTCCGTTGGTATTACCTCGACAAGATCCCCCGGTTGACATTTGCACATTATACATATTTTATTTAATGTATCTAATGTAATAGATTTTCCGGCTCGTATATTTAGCATTGTTTGAGCCGGCAAAAGCTTTTCTTTTTTTATGCGCGTTTGATTATATCCGTGTTCCTTTAACAATGTAAAGATATCTTTCTTGTATTGTATCATTCCGTTGATCTCCTTTCTATATTTATAGAAGAAATGATAATACAATACGCCGAAAAAGTCAATAATAAAAATATTCTAAAATTAGAGTAAAAAAAGTATTGACATTTCTCTAATATTAGAGTATCATAAAACCAAGTTAAGAAACCAAGCACCAAACGAAAGGAAGGAATCAAATATGAAAAATTACAAGATCACAGACAAGGCGACTAAATCAATAATCGGAGTTGTAGCAATGACACCAGCACAGGCGCGCAGAGTTGAAAAGGATTTTATAGTAAAAGAAGCATAGCCGAAACGCTCCGACCTTGGAGCGTCAGCCGTGGGATGGTCTCCCGGCTCTGATGATGGCAGACTAAAAAAGGCGGCACGCCTACCAAGCACAGCCGCCACCAATCAAAAAAAGAAAGGTAGCTATATTATAGCACAGGTAAAAAGAAATGAGAAGAACAAACAGCAAGGAAGTTAAGGAAGCAGTTAAAAATTATTTGGTAGAGGTTGCACAGAGCGAAGAGCTTAGCACGATTAAGGGCATCAAGAACAAGTTTATAAATGAATACGGATGGGCAGTCGCAAGACTTGGAGAGCGTAACGCTTGTATAGAATGGCTTAGAGGCTTAGGCGTTGGCGTTGATTATAGTTACTATGATATTATCCAGCTTATGGCTGAATGGTTAGACGAAAGTACAGAAGAAGCCGAAAAATGGCTTGATAAACGCGGCGATGGTCTTTACTGGGATTTATTAGCAAGAGAGATTTTAGCAAGTAAATAATTAGCAAGGTTGGCACGCTTCCGGGGTTCGAGTCCCCGGCTTGCTTTTACCTAAAAATAGGATGATAAAATCGAAAGGTGGTATTTATATGAAAAAAATACAGTTATCAGACGAAAGCAAAAGCGTTTTGCACATTTTAACAAGGGAAGAATGGGAAAGAATACCGAACGATTACAAAACAAATTATATCGTTGATTACACCAAAAAGGAAATAATAGACAAAACAATCAAAAGCGCTTTCTTGCCCGGATATGGTACAACATTATTTTTTGAAAATAGGCATTTTCTTATAGTTGACGACAAGAAACCATTAAAAAAGTATGCTATATGGAGAAATCACGAGGTGATAGGATATTGCAAAATTGACAAGGCTACAGCGGACAAGGCAAACATGGCAAGCAATGCATATTTTTATTTTGGTTTTGACAAAGTAACAAACCCAGAAAAATATTAATTTTTTCCGTCATCCGTTTAGGCGGTCTGCAGGGTTCAACGCCCTGCGGCGGATTTTCATTTTTGGGGCAAATTTTAATATAAAGGAGGGCTTATCATGAAATGCGATAAATTGCTACAAGAAGCAAACAAGCAATACAAGGATATTATAGCATCCTTGGATGCTTTGAAACGCGGAGAAATAAGCGGAAGCAAAGCAAACGCGGACATCATGCGCGCATTTGATCGCGTTGATGAATCAATAAAAGAATATGGAAAGCAATAGCCGGGATTTTCTCGGCTTCTTTTCGTACCTTGACAATTTGACAATATAGGCATATTATAGCCTTAATTATATCTATAAGTGTATTTATATGCTTTGTATGGTTTGCGTGGCTCTGTGGGCGTTCTACGCGTTCAAAACCGCAAATATCAGCTTGTTATAGCCTTTAATTTGTGCGCTCTGAAATTCTGCAACCGCGCCCGGACAAGATCAGCAAGACAGACACCCGGAGAAGTGCGCCCGGATTCCATCGCCGGAGCATGTCGGAAGATCAGGACACCCAAACCGGCGCAGCGGTATATCTGGAATTCTTGCAATATGCCAGCGATCCGCAAAAGATCAGCGCAAACGATCAGCACGAGCCCGGACAGGCCCCGGAATAGATCGCCCAAGATCATCCGACAGGTGGAGATCAAAAAACAGGCATTGAAATTGTGAAATCGTGAAATTTCCGGCCAAAATCTGTGAAAAAATTTTTTGATGGTCGTGGGAATATTTAGGAAACATAGGGGCGTTCAAATTCTGCTGGACTAAAATTTAGAAAATCGAAATTTTTTTGAAAAAATTCTGAAAATTATTTTTCTTTGGTCGTGGCAATTTCCTATAACATAGGGGGATATTAAATTCTCGCAGACCCATCCGACACATTTTGAAATCCAAATATTAAAGATTTTGCAGAATAATCGCATTTTCCCAACTCTTCTATCAACTTATCACGCGTCATTTCCGGGTTTGTCCGGCGAACATATTTAAGCATTTCATCTATCTTATCCATATCTTTTCTCCATAAAATTACTCATAATACTATCGGCAAGGTATATAATATCTCTACCATAAAGAGACATAAAATCAGCGATTATCTCTTCTGTCGGCATATCAATATGGCAATCATAAGAGAACGAATAGCAATGCACTAATTCATGGCAAAGCACCTTGTTTGTCATATAATCAGACATACCTCTTGCAATGCTAACCTTCTTGGTATTATTGTCGGTAACGCCCAACGTATATACGCCATCAGATCGCCGCAATTTTTCGCTATTCGGACGTACAAATTGCAATATCCAATTTTCCCCATTTATTGTGAATACCATTTCTATATACCTCAAATAAGGCTATGAGCGTTACACCCATAGCCTGTTGTGTAAATTACATCTTGCTTACAAGTGTCGTAAGTTTTGACTTCGCCATGTTCATTTCTTCCTGTGACATACCGGACATTAAATCTGTAATGTCTGCCGAAAGCTCCTTCATGTACTTTTCAAGTTCACGCATCTTTGCTTCCTTGTCCTGTGGCGTATTTGCGCGGTGCATTTCCTTTGTTTCCGTGTAATTACGCTTTGCACGGTCGTAATTACTCTCGCTCATGCGCGAATTACTTGTTCCACCATCGTTCATGTTTGTTTCCGTGTAATACATTCTGCCACGCGAATCTCTATCCATATCACGATACATTTCCGGTGTCATGTGGTAATACGGCTCACTATACCCACGCTGATACGTTCCACGTCCTTTCGGTGCGAATCTTCCATCTGCATATCTATAGTGATCGTAGAATCTGCGTTCCGGATAATCTTCGTACTGTTCAAGCATACGCATAATATCCTCATTATCTTCTGACTTTTTCATTGCTTCCACAATTTTGTAGTCTTTGTCATAGCAGACAATGTTTTTTGCAATCTCCGTCCAATCCTTTAAGTCGTCAAGGCTTTGACCGCTGAAATTGTCAAGACCGATAGATTCAGCGTTCGTTTTTACGCATTCCATAATTTTCTTTGCAAACTCATGCATACAGATCACCTCCTACGCTTCACGAACAACAATTAAATTACTGTTCTGAACCTCAATAGCCTGTGTAGATGTATTTTGCACCGCTACTGTGCTACAGCATCCGCAAGGTACGTCTATATATGCTTGCGCTGATACGTTGAACAGATTTTCTACCGCTGCAGGGGTTACAACCATTCTTGTTGATTGTAAAGGCTCTCCATCTACCGCAAGCGCAAGTGAAATAGCTCCAACCGTACCGCCTGTTGGGATCTGAATGTTTCCGGAATACGATGCAAGGAATCTTGCTCTGCATTGATTTGTGATTCCTCTCAACTTGACGATACCGCTTCCTTGTCTATGAACAATGCACTTGCTACCACATACCGGTGTTTCTGTAAAAGCGACATCTTCTCCGGCGGCAACTGTTTGTAATGCAATTCCTGTAAATTCTGCCATAATAATATACCTCCTTACTTCAATTCACTTATTGATTTGGGAACATTGACTGCAAAACCACTATTATCCGATCTAAGGGTTTCAACCAAGGTTTCCATATAGTCTTTTTTTGAAAGCTTATCCATCGTTTCTGTGATTTCAGAAACAGTTTTAAGCTCATTTACACTAAGTTTCTCGAAATCAATCTTCTTGATTGCTTCGATGAATTTCTCTTTGATTTCGTCCATGTTGTTATACCTACCTATCCATAAAATAAAGGGCAAACATTATAGTCTGCCCTTGGTTTATAAGTAATACTGCATAGCAGACATAATCGAGTTAAACTCAATTAAGATACTCAATTATTCATTTTTGCGTAGCTGCTACTTTTAGCTGCTAATTTTAGCTGCTACCTTTAGCATCCACAACTCTGATTACATCCGCATCCATAAGCGTATGCATTTGGATTTGGAACGACATATGCCGGGACTGCAGTCGGATTTACAGAATTGACGATCTGCTGTGTCTGTGCCGTCATTGCAGTAGTCAGAAGTGCATTCTGTCTGTCCTGTGAAGCAGAAAGTTCAAGCTTTTGTACCTTATCTCTCAAATCCGCATTTTCTTTTGCACATAAGTAGTCAAGAATTGCTCTTGTTCCTGCCTGCTGGCTGTCGATAATATCTCTTGTGTTGTTATTCATTGCATTCTGCAATGCGCAAGTGTTGGTTGCCATATTGTAGTTTACGCCCTGAATAGCTTCACGAGTTTCACAGCAGCAGTTTGCAAGCTGTGCCTGCAATGCATTTGTGTTCTGCATATTTGCGATTGTGTCAGCGTTAATTGCCTGCTGGATGCCATAGCCTGTCTGCATGATATTGGTGTTGATTCCGTTAAATCCTGTAAGCATACTGTTGTTTACAGCGTAGAATCCATCACACAGACCGTTTGTGATACCGTCAAGTTTGCTGATAACAGCCTGATTGTCGAATCCACGCTGAATTGCGCTGTCTGTATAAGCGGCGGCTGTAGAACCCATTCCATTTCCATTTCCCCATCCGTTGTTGCCAAAACCGCCCCAACCGAAGATAAGAAGAATGACAATCCACCATGCGCCATTGCCCCACATACCATCATTGTCTCTGTTGTTGCCTGTTACTGCCGCAATGTCAGCAAGGCTTACTCCGTTACTAAACATATTAGTTTACCTCCATTTGTTTATTTACAAATAGGGAACCTTGGTTTTTACTCTGTCCGGACAAAACCCTAATATGTACTAGATTTATCTAAGCATTTGATTTATGTCGTTCATGCTGATTCCATTTTCGCCCATAAAGTTATTAAGCGTTTGCTCCACTCCAACCATATTGCCTGATTGAATATTTTGCAAAATGCTACTTGCCATCTGGTTTCCTTGACTTGCCGCATTTTGAAGGCTTTGCATAGCCGCCTGTTGCGGATTTTTGATTGCTTTTAATTTATTTATTGCCTGCATAATTCCTTGATTCATCATAAAACCACCATCCTATTACTTTTTATGACTAATCTATGACTAAACTTGGACTAATCTTGACTAACTTTTGTTCTTGCATTAGTCTTAGTCAAAGATTTCTCGTCAATTTTCTTTTCAAGTTCTTCCATCTTCGAAAACAATGTGTCAAAGTGCTTGTTAAATATCTCTGTGGCTTCGTCTGATAGCCCTATTTTCAATTTTTCTGAATCTTGTGATAACTTGTTATGGTTATCATTTTGAACAGGCTTAAAAACCATTGTAGAGATTGTTCCATCTGCGCTCCATTGCTTTGCGTAAATCTCTGAAAGATCACTCTTTGGGAAAAATGCAACGCTTCCATTCATCGGAACATCATTGGCAACGATAGAATCTTGTGACTGCACGACCTTACCAAAGATTCCCTGTTGAATCTGCTCCGGCTGTTGTGGTTGCTGGAATCTCTGAATGTTCTGCATTGGGTTATACGCCTGTTGATATGTTTGATACTGTGGCATATAATTATTCACCTGTGGCATCTGATACGGATTCATCTGCATTTTGCTTTCCCTCCTCGTCCATAATGCTTTCGATCGCGTGAACGACCGCCGATTGTGTATTTAAGTCCAGCTTCATAATTGCTGGATGCGCAAATATTTTTGTTAAAATCTCATCTGTAAACATAGAGCATCACTCCTTTATAATTTAATTTTGGCATAAAAAAAGACGGAATATCCGTCAGTTTTCCGTCATAAAACCTTTAGATTTCCGTCATAAAATAAAAAAAGATGCAAAATGCATCATTCTATTACAGGTGTTACCTTATTTAAAAAGTGTTACCTATGGTGTTACCTTTCGATTTTATGGAGAAAAATAAGCGACATACAATTTTCTCCTTTCCTAGTAAAATCAAGGCTTCCCAAGGATTTTTGTTTAATTAAAAAAGTAGCGGAAGGGGGATTTGAACCCTTTCACTATTCCTTTATATCCGCATAAATGCTACGTTTTTCAAGATTTCAAAGTGTTACCCGTGTTACCTTTTCGGCACAAGGCATTCATAACAAGCTCTTTTACTTCATCTCTTCCGTGATTGTTGAAGTAATAATATTTCTTCGTTGTCTCTATGTCCTCATGCCCCATTTGATTCTCAATTACGCTGTCAGGAACGTGTGCATCAATCAACTTCGTCGAATACGTTTTTCGTATTTTGTGAAGTGATCTCTGTTTTATTCCCAATTTGTTGCACATCCGGTATAATTTCCTTGAAAACAAATATCCTTTAATTCGCTGTCCGTCCTTAAAGAACAAATAATCGTTAAACGGATTCAATGCTCGAATACGTTTAATAATCATTTTTGCCTCCGGTGTCAAATACACAGTTCTGTAACCAGCTTTTGTTTTAGGTGCATCACGTATATCAAAAACATAATTTCCATCTTCATCACGATATCTAATCTCCGTCTTAGTGATTGATATGGAATCTTCTTTTACATCTTTCCACATGAGCGCGGATAATTCTCCAGACCTTAGACCGGTTTGGAATGTAAGCAAAATTCCAAGTCCAAGCAAAGAATCATGTTCTGCATTTATACACCATTCAATCTTCGCTTCTTCGGAATCTGTAAAAACTTGTTCTTCGCTTGAAGTGTAGTTTTTTTTGAATGATTTATCAGAAATCTCCAAATCTCCAATAAACGACGTAATGCTTATCGAAGTAAGTCCTCGCTTTTTTCCACGCTTGAATATTCCGTTTATGAGCGTTCTAAGATTTCCCCATGCTTTTGACGTAAGCTGTTTCTCTTTGATCGTTGTTCGAATAAAATCTTCCAAATCATCTTCTGTGATATATCTGAATTTTATCTGCGCAATATGAGAATTTTTAATATATTTAATAAAATCTGTTTTGTATCTATCTGCTGTTTGCTTTTCTATTTCTCCGTATTTAAGCTTTCTATCTAACCATTCATCAAATACGTCATCTATATAAGGCTCGTTTTCTTGTTCCTTATAAAACTGAACAATAGCATCATTCAATGCCTGTTCTGTTGTTCTCTTTATCAACCTCTTTCCTCTGCTATATTTTTCGTCTGGCAGATATGTATAAAACTTTCCGTCTTTACTCTGCCAGATGCTATAATTGTGATTTTCAATGTAGCGATTTCTTTCGTTCATTTCAATCTTTTGTTGTATGTCGCTTACGTCGATAATACCATTTTCGATAGCGAAATTCAACAATTCTTTGTCGGAAAGTTCCATGCAGACACCTCCTTCCATTTACGTTTTATTTCTCGGACAGTTCTCTCAACTGTGCTTACAGATATGCTTAATTTATATGAAACTTCCTTCTGCGTGCTTCCCCGGCACAGCATTCTAAAAATCTGTTCTTCTTCATCTGTAAAATTTGCACTTGCAAGAATCCCCTCAATTTCTGGCTTAGTTAGTCTTGAAAACTTCATAAGCCATTTCTCCTTTAATATTTAATAAATAATGCCTTGTTGCTCTTTCTTAGATAGTCCCTGTTGGCTTTCTTTGCTTTTTCACAATTCATCTGATAGTGTTTCTCGCAAACCTTGTAACCAGCTTTAATTGGAGAGTCGCACCAAATGCACAATCCGTTTCTCTCTCTTTCATCTCTCAATGTTTTAGGTTTTGTCCTGCTGTTCTTTTTATTCCGGCAATTATTACATGTAACGTATCTTTTTTCTTTATTTGTTTTACCACAAACAGGGCATAAACCCTGTTCTTTTCTCCTGTCATAAATAGATTTATGATAGGAAGATATAGAATTGTTATACGATTCCCTATCTAATTCTCTTTTTAATTCTGCTTTTTCTGCATTCTTTGCTCTGCATTCAACGCATGTTTTTTCTTGCCCCATGAGCTTATTTTTTTTACATTGAGGGCAATATCCATGATTTCTATACCAATTTCGTGTCTCCGTTTGATATATAACGTCTTTTTTTGCACATTCAGAACACACTGCTTTATTGGGACGATCATTGATTTTCCCACATTGGCCGCATCTTCCCTCTGCAATATTTTTATGATATGCACTACTCATAGTTTTAAAGGATAGCAAATCGCGATTTATTGTCCGGACAAATCTATCTGCCTCCTTTCTCTGAATTTTTACTCTTTCTTCCGCATAACCAATTCATAATCGGAATCCGGGTATGTGATTGAATACTCTGTGCGCTTTCTGTGTTCATCTTTCATATTACCGACAAACCAAGCAAAAACCGAAGAAATAACATCTTCTGTCACATCTGTTTTTGTTCCAACCCACATCCCCTTATCAGTGTCTTGTGTTCCATAAAAAATTTTGTTTGTGATTGGACTTACTCCAAATCCTTTTTTTCTTGCCATCTTCAAACCTTCTTTCTTCATCCATAAATACTACCTCAATCTGTAATTGCCACTTTCTTTGAACTCGACCACATAACCCTTAGACATCTCAATAATTCTGCTGCCAAGAGCTTCATCTACCGCAAGTAAATCTTTTGGATATTTCTCTGTCGAAACGATCATAGGCAACCGCTTTAAGTATCTGTGATTGATAAGCTCGTACATGATATTTTTATCGCTGTCTGTGCTTCTACCCTTGAATAAATCGTCAATAAACAAAACGCTCACATTCTTCATGCGGTTTATCTCTTCTGAATACTCCACGTTGTCTGTAATATTCTGTTTCAAGCGTGTAATTGCATCCCGGTAGCTCACATACTGAACAGGTGTACCATTCTTGATAAGCTGATTTGCAACGCAAAATCCAAGCATTGTCTTACCCCTTCCCGGAAGTCCTGTAAGCAATAAACTATTGTTCTTCTGGTATCGTTGCATCGGTAAATCCTTGCAATACTTAGCAGCGGTTGCTTTCGCAATCTGTAATTCCGGTTCACTAAACGTCTGGAAATCATTAAATCGAACATTCACATCTTCCGCATCAATGCCACTTGCTTTCATCAATCTGCGATATACTGTTTGCGCCATGCAATCACAATCTCTTGCTACCGACCTACCATCTGCATCCTTAACGATTACAATGTGTGTGTCTTTGCATATGGGGCATTTATAATCCGGCTTGAAATTTCTGTTTGCGCTTTCTACTCGCATCCGCCGTAGTTCATCAACCATTCCCATCTGATTCACACTCCCTTATAATTTCTACCGCTCTGATAAGTCCTGCTGAAAACGTATTTTCATTTTCGGAAATAGCAACTTCTCTTGCGTATTTATCAAAGTTTTCACAGGATATATCTGCTTCTGCGTTCAAATTTCCGATTACTCGATTTACGTTGATTGCTGTTGGAATTTCTCTTATATGCGTCAAAATGCTTTTGCCATTGACTTGCATATTATCAATACGTAAGTCGCGCAAAAGTCTCATTATAGATTTTCGAGTAATTAAATCATTCATCTTTGCCACCTGCCTTTACAATTTCGATTGCCATATATTTGGGAATACACTCAAACGCATTTCCTACACAATCTGCACCTATTGCGGTTGCATCTTCCATCTGCTCCAAGACCTTATCTGTATCATAAGCGGTCGGCTGGCTTTCAATAATATCTTTAAATATTGGCACATTTTCTGCTAAAGGTATCTGTTCCAATAAATCCTTAACTAATACATCCGCATCAATCAATCTCATTTTCATCACTCCAATCTAATTTCTGTCCGCACTGATGGCAGTAAACTAAATCACTTCTGATTATTCTTCTTTCGCATACTGGGCATAACCATAATGCTGTACAACCTAAATTTGCAATATATAGCGGTTTCTTAGAAATTTGCTTTTCTCTCGACGCACGGCACTCTTCTATGCTTCCGATTTCTCTGTACTTCTGTACTTCTTCAAGTGCCTGTATTGCCATTTGTAACGCTTCACTTAATTCATCTGCATTCACAAAAGCTTCATTTAGTCCATTGTTAAGTATTCCCAAGCCTTCTATCGCTTCACTCTCTGTCATATTATCCCTCACTTTCTGGTTTATCACACACCTCAAACTCAATCACCCATACATACGGATTAGCTTCCCATCCATAGCGGTCAAGGTCGGATTTCTTGATGGTACTGTTCCAAATCCCAATAAATGATGTAATTATTGAGTTTTCATCAAGTTCTCCATTTAATCGTATATACTTATCCATGCCTTCCGCTAAAGCATCTTCGACAGTAATATCCTGCAACCGCTCCACTCTCACATTCGTAACTTTAAGCCAAATACGTGCGGCTTCTTTCGGCATGTGGATGGATGGGCGCCACGGCGCATGATCGTGTCTCACTCCATTTTTATCAACATATGTATTGAACGGGATTGTATCAGTTGCTGCATAATAATATTTTCCCGTATCCTCAATGACCTGTTCATTTCCATCCAATTCATATAGATACTGCCATGTTTCCCGGACATACAGAATATCTCCCGGCTGATATGGTGCTTTTCTGATACACGGCTCATTTTTGCCATTATACAGCATTAAGCCATCCTTAATATATCCAGTCCACTGCGGATTTTCTCCCGGCAGAAATCTTACCAGCCTCCTGGTACAGGTCTTCCGTCCGTCCAGAATCGCACGAACCATCTCTGTATTAAATAAAATCGGTAATTCTCTACGCATCCGAATCCTCCTTGTAACAGCAATATACGATTGGATCGGAAGCATCGCACTCATAGTTGTTATAATCAATATCTTCCAATGCTCTGTCTTTCGCAATTTGAATAGCCTCTGTTTTTGTGTCTGCCTCTATATCTTCATAGTCAATCGTAAGTTGTAATCCTACACTTGCATTCCATTTAGGCATCCGCTTCACCCACTTTCTCAAAATAGAACTTAATCGGTTCTCTGTTGTGTATATTTATAACCTTCCTCGTAATCTGCTTCAAAACTTCGCTCTCTGTCATACCTACACCTCCAATAACTCTGGATTATCAAAGATGTTGCCGATAACTTCTATACCATCTTGATAATCGTAAATATGCTCTTCTTCAAATCTTCCATCTTCAAGCAATACATTAAAGTAAAAACCTGCTTCACTTTCATTCCAACCAATGTATCCGCAGCATTCTTCAGTCAGGCAATTTACAATATCATTCTCCCAAATCAGCTTTCCGTTTTTATCTCTTAAGCCTGTGCATTGGCAGATTGTGGATGGGTCTACTTCGTACCACACATAATCTGCCCGATCATATTCGAATTGAGAAATCTCCCACTTTCCGGTATCGCACTTTAGATATCCTTTTACCCATATACCATCTTCCGCATTATTGAACGAGTCAACAATTCTTGCCGTTTTCGCTTTGAATAAATATCTATCTTCCATATTCTCTCCTATTCCGCTTCTGATTGAAGCCAACCCCTAACTTCCGTCACTGTGTGCATTGAAACCCCATTTCCAATAGTCTTAACGCTACCCTCTTCATAAGTTTCTATTGAACATATAAAATCAAGCAACTCTTCATCTGACATATTTCTGATCCTGTCGGCATTGGTCTGTTCCTTGCTTTCTACAATTTCAAAATATTCATCAATAAACCCTAACACAGTCTTTAAGCTGTATGAGCTATAGCCAATAGAATATTCCTTTTTACCAACCTCTCTGTACTTCACTTCATAATAAGGCTTGTCGTCTATCATCCGCACGATTATTTCTAAGCTATTTACCTTAACCATATTTGTATCTGTTAATCTCTCCATATTATCACTCTCCAAACATTTTATTTATTTCTTCGTCGCTCATAATCGGAACGCTCTGTTTTTGGCGTTCTGCAAGCGAATCTAACTGCATATCGGTTACGGATTTATGATCTGATCTGTTTTGACCGTCTTTCTTGTCCGAATACTGACCCTCTAAAACCTTTGGGAAGTTATTCGGTTTTACAAACCAATCAAATGTAATTACCCAAGAGCGCCGGCTATCACTCTTTCCTTGCAAGAAACTGCTATCCTTAATGTTCTCGATTGCAGTTAAAACGTCATCAAGTGAAAACTGTTTAATTCTCGCATTCAGCATCCGGCACCTGTTAGAACCGCTTGTCAATTTTTTGATTGACGCAATTCCGTATTTTTCAAGTTCGTTCCACTTATCCACAACACGTCTGACATCTTTTGTCTGACATATAGTATCGTTAGATACTATATATATATTCTTATCTTCTTTATTTCTTATATTCTTTATTTGTGGTTCGTCTGCTGGTTCGTCTGGTAGTCCGTCTGGTGGTTCGAGTGCTAGTTCGTCTACTAGTTCGACCGTTGGTTCGTTTGGTGGTTCGCCTTGCTTTTCTTGACTTTGAAAAATGCAGTAATTTACTACGTTTACAAGGGTTCCCTTGTTGGTTCGTCTAGTGACTATCATACGTTCGCGTTCAAGCACATCCAAGTAACGCTTAACCTTGTTCCGAGACCACATCCAACGATCACACAATTTCTCTATACTAAGCATATAGGAACCACGCTTAATAGTCTCAATCTTTCCATCAATCATAAGATTTTTGTTTTGGTGTTCCATAAGAAGCAACAAGTCAATCCATGCGCTTCTTTTATCGAATGGTTCTTTAATTCTCCATAAAAAACATTCCTGTATCTGCCTGTGAAGTTTTATCCATCCACTCATAAAATCATCACTCCTCAAAGATTGCAATTCCATGTTTCAATGCGTAAAGGTGTTCTTCACATGCACCGGGGCTATTCTGCCATCCCTTTAACATGTAAATAGCAAAGCACATAGATAACATGCATATAGACATCTTCATATACTCTTCATGTGTCGTATCTTCCGGCATATTGGAATTTACTTTTGCCTGGTTGATAACGCTGTATTTTCCACCTAAAAAATTCTCCGCTGCTTCGAATCGCTCTGTGTAGTCCGTAGTTCCTGTAATCGGACCGCTGATATAAACCCTAAATTTTTAACCATTGCGATTTCCCTCCAAAAATCCATATCTTTTCAACTGTTTTACATCCGCTACAATAAGACTAATGGTTGCATTTACTGCGGAAAGAATTTCTTTCGAGTAAATGTCTAACTTCATGTTGTTTAACATGCTTATTACATCGTCAATCGCCTTATCATACCCACACTTGCACACTTCTTCGTAAGTTGCCATTGCCATTCTAAACACCGCCTTCCCACGCTTTAAGCATTGATTTCTTGCTATCTATCGAAGTCTCGTTGTAATAGCATCCAAGTTCCCGGTAATACTGATTCTCCGGCGTGTAAATCGTAACCTGTGACATATAATCACGTATCATAGCCTTATCCTTGCGCTTCTTGTCAAGAAAGATTATCGGTCGTATTCCGTACCGCTTCTTATATGACTTTTTCCACCTCCTATGATTCATCACTCTTCATCCTTTCAATACATCTATTCTGTTTCTGACACACATAATTCTGAATTTCATTATCAGATATTCCATACACCTGTTTCAGAATTTCCATGCAGATCATAACATCCGCCATTTCTTCAATGAGGTTGTCTCTGCTGCCCTTGCCACGCTTCTTCTTGCTAATTGCCTGTATAAGCTCCGAACATTCCTCCATGCATACTGTCGTCTGTAAATCAGCACCATAATGTTCAACGCTCTTTGTAACTACGTTTGAATCAATAATAATCACTTTAATCTCACATCCTTTTCATTCATGCGGATTGAATACTCCAACCCGCACTCTTCCTTCAATATTGATATCTGATCGTTCCAATCGGTATAGTTTTCTCCGATGCACTCTGCCTTGAAATTAAACCGCTTCTTAAACCGGTTTAATCGTTCTCTGCCGAATCCAAATTCATCATGCAACGTTACAGATGCAAGAATCAGAATTGTGTCAAGAATCATGTTCTTGGCATTGTCTGTAAACTCCTGCAATGCCTTATCATCAATCCGTACAGGTATGTTATATGCTCCACGCTTCTTCAAATCCTCTTCTAAAGCATCTAATCCATGTTCCCTTGCGTATCTAAGCGCATACGACATTCCCTCACGTCTTGCCTGTTCTTCTTTGCTTTTGCTCATTTTCAATCACACTCCTAATTTTCTTTGTGACGATTTCTCTTGTACCGATCATATTGTTCCTTATGCATATCTTTCAAAGAATTATGCACAAACTTCTGCTGTCTGATGCTTGCTTTAAGCTTCTCATGTGCTTCTTTATATGCCTTATACCTGTCGCATATTCCATGACAACTGATATGCCTATCAGAACAATCTACGCACGGTGCCGTTGGTTTTACCATTTAATCACTCCTGCTCAATGTTCAAATTCCTAAACATGGCACACATAACATCTACAACGATGCTATTGCCAAATTGCTTATATAACTGCGTATTGCTGTTGACTTTTGCCATTTTGTCAATATCTCCATCAGATACACCCATCAGCCGTCCGCACTCTCTCGGTGTTAGCTTTCTGATGCGATATTGGGTTTCAATTCTGCACAATTCCTGATTCTGTGCCATAATTGTAGGACATACATTCCCGCATTCCTGTACTCTGCCACGTCTAGTGGCACTATCAGGGAAACTTAAATCTGCCCCCACTAGTTCGCATTCTGTATATCCTTGCTTTGTGGCTTGCCTAATCATCACTCGGTTGTTGTGCTTCGGACTGCTCCCATCTGTTGTTAAAGTTCCGAAAGTTTCTTTCCGCACATTCATGTTCTGTTCATCAACAGCAAAAACACTTTCCATAACAAGGTTATCTTTCTGCACACTTGTTAAGCAATTGCTTGTACCTTGCATATTTATCTCCAATCTCTGCTCTGTCGGACTTCCAACAGTTCTATCTGATGGATTATCGGGATTTCTGCCACGCATAGCAACTATATGTTGTTCTTCAAGAATTTTCGGCTCTTGATTACCACCTTGCATTGTACTCAATGTCGGACTACACCCCCCTCACATCGTAAATTCTGTTGGTACTCTCAAATTTTGCTTCAAGAGAACCTAAAACATTTACATCTGCCATTACTTCAATCACTCCGCTACTTGTTTTATTGGCTCTTAGGGTAGGGGAACACCCCCCCTTAATCACCTTTTCGCCACCGAATTTTTTGCTTTCAAAAATCACTATCCCGATAGCATCTGTTAGTTTTTCCATTCAATTACTCCGTTCGTTCCGTAATTATTCAATCCTTTATAATCTCTTGCCATAATCGTTGTAGAAACATCAATTATGGATGCTGTTGGTTCAATATCTTTATCAACCATTCCTTTTAACAACAAGGTTTCCGTCCGACCGCAAGTTTGAAATTCCGGCATCACATCTTGCCTTGATACAGTTTGCAACTTCTCTTTGTTTTGGCTTGTTGATTGTTCCGTCAACGCAGCTCTGCTCTGCTCTTCTCTGCTCTTAGGGATTGTATTTGGCAATGTGCCATTGTCAATAAGCTGTTTTATCAGCTTATCAGCCTTTTCATTATTGATGTAATACTTTTCGTCTACATTATCCTCGAGATAGTCTTTGAGTTTCTTTTTAAGTGGTATAGGCTGCGGGAAATGATAATTGTACTCGCCTAGGAATGAAAACATGAAACATCTTTCACGATTTTGCGCTACACCATAATTTTTAGCGTTTAAGTCTTGATAGTAATTTGTGTAGCCCAGGCTTTCAAGGAAGTCTAGCCACTTTCTAAAATCAGGCATATTATCCTGACTATGCACCTGTGGCACATTCTCCATGAATAAAATCTGTGGCAATTCTCCGTTGCTATCTCTGATTTCAGTTAGTATTCTTTCAACTTCCCACAATAGACCTGATCGTGTACCACTTCCCTTAGACATTCCGGCTTGTTTCCCGGCAACAGATAGGTCCGTACACGGAAAAGAGTACGTAAGTAAGTAAATGTATCTGTGTCGCAAATATTCAAATCTTCTGAATGAACCTTAGTTATATCCATTGTAGGAAAATTCGTTCCATGTACTGCGTTATAGCTTGCTATGGCATACTTATCAAACTCAACAACCCTGTAATGTTCAAACTTAGCGCCTATTCTTTTTAGTGCCATTGCCTGACTTCCGTAGCCGGTCAGCCAGCAAATAACTCTATAAGACGTATAGGCTTTGTAATTTTTATTGGCTCTCTAATTATGTCAAATAATGTTATCTGCTGCATTTCATCACTTCCTCTCTGTATTTCCCATAAAATCACTCAATCTCATTTGTGCCATTTCTGCATCTAATCTCTTTTTGGACAAATCATAATAATGCTTGTCCAGTTCAAAGCCAACATATGGATGGTTGGTTCTGTAGCAGGCTATCAAACTACTAGCACTTCCTACATGTGTGTCAAGGATAATGTCTCCGGGCTTTGCATAGCTATTCAGAAGCCATTCATATAGTGCCACTGGTTTTTGTGTAGGATGAATACGGTTTTCTTTGTGTTTCATATTTTGCTGAAGCATTCCGTTCCACCTATATTTAATCTTCCTTACTGCAGTACTGAACGAAGTCCATGCAAGTTCACAATCAGCAAAATCATTATTTCCATTATCTTTATCCCAAACAATCCAACAACTACTATTAAACGGCATTTTGCTTATAAAATGATTTGCTCCCCAAATAATCTGATTTTTTGACACTCTAAACAGTTCATTGAAATATTTTTCGTTTGGTGGTTTTATATCCATTCCGCTAAAACTCTTGTAATCTTTTGCTTTTGCTAGGTTACTTCTTGTATGGTTTTTATCTCCATTTTCTCCAATCCCATACGGTGGATCTACAATCGCAAGGTCAAAGTAACCATCCGGGAACTCTTTCATCCCATCCATACAATCCATGTTGTAATATCCAAAATCTAACATTTTCTCTTACCAGAAGGGAACCTCGGTTTTATGTGCGCACAACCTATTCCTTTCTTTGATTTTTAGTTAGTTATCTTCTTTTCTTTCAAACTTCTCACAAGTTACATCAAGTAAGCAACCGCACCGCTCAATTTCTGTTGTTCCCCAATATGTCTTGTATCTGTAAGAGTTTTGGCATTTAAAACAGAAATCCTTGCCATTATTCAGCTTGCAACTTGTCTTTTTATCTTCCAACTTTTTCTCAATACTCTCATTTGTTCTTTTAAGTTCTTTGACTTTTTCCTGTAATTCCTCAAAATCTTCAATGAGTTTATTATATTTCTTTTTACTTAAAATCTTCATTTCGCTTCGCCCCCTTCAACTGTCCTCGTTCATCAGTTCCTTAAACTTCATTTCCCAAACAGTCCCATCCATCTCTTGCATTCCTTGCAAACATTTCAAGTTTTGTTGCATCAGGGAACATATTCTCAAGCATTTCATAAGCACAAACCGGCTTCTTGCTATGCTTAGTAGATGGCTCTCTTAAAACAGTTGTGTATTTCCCTCTCATATCATCGCAAGGCATAAGAATATTACCTTTCTTATAAAACCAAAGAAGATACTCGTGAGAAAATCTAACTGTAAAAGCAGGAGCAATGCCATTTTCTTTATCCCAAATCATTCTTGCATGAAGTTCATAGCCAAGCCCTTTCATCATCTGCTCTGTTTCATGAAGATATTTATCTATTGTCCACATAAAAACATTGTGTTTTTCTTTGCAAAGATTTTCAAATATATACTTATGTATTATCCTAATGTCAAACATATCAAGTGTTGGATAATCTAATTCATTTCCTTGATTCGGCCTGCATTTTCTCTTTCCACCTTTGTTTTGTTTCCAAGGCGGGTCTGTGTAAATCAAATCATATTTATTCTTTGTGTTAAAAATATCAATCTTCATTTTCTACACCGCCATTCATTAAAAACTTAAACTTCTCATACTGTTTCTGCGATAGTTTGTTATGCTTCTTGTCGTCTCTTATTTCGATTTTAAGGTGCTTTTCTGCAATGTTGGATAATTCCCTCGCAAGGTTCTTTTTACCTTGCTGTATTCCCTGCATATAGCCTTTAGGTGCCTTTCTCTCGCCTATTGAACCGCTTGCACGATTTTCTCCTTGGCCGCCTAAACTGACATTCCTAAGCTGATAACCCTTGTCGGCGTATAATCGGATATACTTCTTTTCTGCTTCGTCAAGTTGTGAAGTCGGAAGATTCATAAATTCAATTCGCCATCCGTAAGGATTCTTCTCTGCATCGTACAATCCATGCGATCTGATGCTTAAATCTATGTGTTGCTGATAGCCGGATAAATGGCTCGCCAATCTGCTGATTATGTGTACCGCCTGTCCGATATACGCAAATTTGAATCCGTTTTCATCCTCTCGAAGCAAGAAATATATACCGCTCTTGTCATTCAACTTAGGATTCACTTTGAGAAGTCTGTCTTTGTTCTTCTTCTCAATCGCATACACCTGTCTTAAATTCGTAGCCACTTATGCATCACACTCCTTTAAGTCGCTTGCTATCTGGTCTAAATCTGATACAATCTGTGCAAAGCAATCTGTCGGATTTTCACTAACAAGGTCTTTAATCGCCTGTACAACGTCGTCCACGCCTTGATTGTACTGATTCTGTTCGTCAGCATCTGTAATTTCGCTTTCTTTTCTGTATCCAATAATGTAGTCACAGGTGCCATCCGTATACATTCTCATGGGTTTTACATCGCAAAACTTTTTAATTTCTCTGAATGATTCAAAAGAAAAGATTCCTCGATATATAAAACTTGACGGATATACGGCTTTTGCACCTGCAATAATTCCATCTGAAATCATTTTTCACTCTCCTTTGTTCCCCACCGCCCACCACTTATATCTACTTCATGTTCAAATAACACATGATTCCGCAATCTGGAAATATCTCCGTGTTCATGTTTCCCCTGTTTGGGTCTAATTCGTCAAGGTATATTGGATTGCCCTTGTTATCTTTCAACATAGAATGTCCGACTAATCGCTCCAACTTCGCCCGGCTCTCGAATACTTCCGGGAAGTCTTTACGGATTCTGTTCCAATAACCCATACCGCCTTTTACGCATCCGATGCAGTTGTTATTCGGATAACCGATCTCATACATTTTCGGTCGGTCAAAATCAAAAGTCCGTTCAAATAATCCGTGTACCTCTTCTTTTGATAGCCCTCTGTCAATAAGCGGAAATTCGTGTTCCGCCTGTGGGTTTGCTTCGATCGTGCGCTCTGCCCGATTCTTTTCCTTTAAGTCAAATCCCCAAACATACATCAATTCGCAATCTTTATGATTCTCTTCCCACTCCTTGCGAACTCTCTTTTTTAACCAATTTGTACAAGGTGCAAATCCGTTAGCAGGATTTCTAAAACCACCAAAAACCTTTACGCACTCTTCAACACTTCGATATTCCTTTGATTGCAATATCTGTATTTCTTTTCCGATTGCTTTCTCACAATCTTTAATAAATCTCAAACTATCTGAATGTTGGTCTGATATGTCAATGTAAATCCATTCGTCTACATCTCTGGCAAGATACCCAGCCATAAAACTTGATATTCCGGCACTTACCCAACATACTTTTAGCTTCTGTTTCATAACACCACACTACAAATCCTTGTAATGTGGATAAATTTTTAGATTGCTCTACATCTCACGTTCGTTTCCGTTCGTGCCTTATAGCCACAATGAATATTTTTCTATACAACCATTGCAAATCTCCGTTGCATAACCTCGGTTTACCGAGGATTCGTTATTCCTTTCTTATTCTTACTTCCATGCAATCAACTCCTACTTAAATGGAAGGTCATTACCTGTCAATCCTGTCGGAATATCCATAAATCCAGCATCAGCAGGCATCGGCTTCGGCGCATCCTGTGTGTTACCGAACTGTCTACTTTCGCAAAATTCGTGTTCTTCTACAACAACGTCTGTTGTGTACACCTTATTTCCGTCTTTGTTAGTGTAACTTCCTGTCTGGATGCGCCCTGTAATTGCAATCTTTGTACCCTGCTTCAAATACTTTTCAGAAAATTCTCCGTTCTTTCCAAATGCAACACAGTTTATAAAGTCTGCCGTCTGCTCATTTCCAGAATTGTCTCTTCTCTGAAATCTACGATCAACTGCAAGTGTATATCTTGCGATTGCCAACGGTTCTGATGCCTGTGTGTATCTGATTTCCGGGTCACGGGCCAATCGACCCATCAAAATTACTTTGTTCATGTTTAATACCTCCATTTCTAATATGTTAAATCATCATATTCATTGCCCTTGACAATGAAATCCTCGGAATAAGACATCTCATACGATATGCCTGTCTCCTTACATTTGAACTCAAAACACGCTGCGCTTGCAATCCACCGACACACATACCGCTTGCCGCTCTTATCTTCGCAAATATCGTGTTCATAGATAAGTTCTCCATCTGTGTCTCTGCATCCGGTGCATCTGCAAATCGTATCTTTGTCAATGATGTGTGCCATATCCATAAGAAGCTCCTTTGCAGACCGCATAAAACAGGCTCCCTCGAACTTCTCGATAATAAACACAAAGTTGTCGTTCCAATCTTGAATTACAAGACTTCCTTCAACCCAATCATGTGTTGAATCATCAATAGCCTTGCAAAGCATCGCATCTCTCTTCATTCCCATTTCGTACTTCACATCCTCCCAACAATCCCGGCAATAATCGTTATCGCCATCACGAATGAACTTTTCTGCATCGGTTGTTGTATCTCCGCATCTGTCACACTCAAACACGTAATAGTCATCCTTTCTACCACAGTTAATGCAACCTTGCGGACAACCAACGCAATCATTTTCTTTCCATCTGCTCATCATCCCACCGCCTTGCCCTTAATAATCTTGCCCGGCTTAATGCGTGTAAGAAGTCCAAGCTCCAATCCGTTATGCGGTCGCCAAATATGCAGGCAATTATCAACCATATTTACGTACTCGCTTTTCTTTGGCATAATCTGATATGCTTCCTCTTCATCATCGAAAAACGCATCTTTCAACTCGCACATTGCATTCCAATCCGGCAATCGTCCGTTGTACGGACAGAAACTTACGTGTTCATAACCTCTTTCATTGTTTGAAAAAACAACGCTGCCCTTATACTTTCCGACCATGATTTCTGCGCTGTACGTATTGATGTCGATTTTCTTCACGTAGGAAAGCGTTTTCTTAATCTCTTCAATATCTTTCATGCTGTCACTCCTTTTTATTCTCTGTAGCCGTCATATATTTCAATAAACGGTTCTTTCGTTCCGATGAAATCTTCTCCTACAACAATCTCTCCTGAAAGTTTTATAAACTCCATAAAATCTTCTGCGCTTTCAACATCGACATAAGCATCTCCATCCACAATTTCAACCTTATCCTTTAACTGTGGATATTTTGTTAAAATAGATTCTGCATCAATAATTGACGTTGTTATCAATCTAAATCTCATTTAATACTCCTTCCTTAAAACGGACACTCGTTCGGATTCCGTAGCAACCATTCCTTGACCGGCTCTGCAACGTCCACATTTGCATTTGGAACTGTTCTTTTCATCTTGCCGATAAATAAGTCCTTGTCAGCATTATTCTTCGACAAATGGCACATAATAACGTTCTCCAAGTCTTTGAAATTGTTTGCCTTGACAAAATCGCAAGCCGTGTCAATACTCATATGCCCCCGATATACGTGGTTTACCTTTGCGGAATCTTCATTGTCGATTAAATCCTTGTCATAGTTCACACCTAAGAGAATGTGAGTTATGCCTTTGAATCGCCACTTAATTAAATTTGTGTCTGTTATATAAAGCATTCTCCCCATCTCTGGGTGAGTTATCAAAAATCCATAACAAGGACATTCGCTACCATCTGCATTTGTGTGTGTCCATCTGCCGTCTAATGTTGTTAGGTCAAATGGCTGTACTCTAAAATCTCCATTTCCAATCTTCATAGGTTTTTCGCTTATGTATGGTGCAAATACAGGTATTCCCATATTCTCAAAATCTTTTACCGACTTGCTATGGTCTGAATGAACGTGGCTGACTATGCAGCCAACCACGTTTCTTATGTTCCAATTCAAGCCTTTTTTAATCTCTTTGATCGGTATTCCACAATCAAGGATAAGTGTTTCTCCGCTTTCGGAAGTTAATGTGTAGCAGTTTCCTGTACTTCCTGTGGCGATACATTTAAGTTTCATTTCACTCTTCCTTCTTTCAGTTTGTAATACAATTCACACCATTTAATTGCCGTTAAGGTACGTTCTGCGTCATGAAAATACCAACCATTCTTAGCCAATATAGCTGATATCCTTCGGTCAATCGCATATAAATTGTCAATCGACAAGTCCTCTGTATTGCCATTAAGAAATATAACCATTTTGCCTTGTGGCACTTCTCCATAGGCATCTTGATATATTTTCTTCTGAATAGGTAGCCACCAAGGTTCCCTATATCCACTTGCATGTGAATTTCTGCTGTCAACAACCTTTATGTAGGTTGTTCCGTTTCGACCTTTTCGCAATGTACCGATTTGGCATTGCTCTTTAATATTCCCCTTTGCAAACCTTGTAACATTATTCATGCCTGTTAATTTCAACCCTTTCGAGCATTTATCGCTTATCTGTGACACACTTCTGCAATCGCAAAATTTCTCGTTAAAGGCGGCGGTTAATTCAGCATAGCCACTACATTTACAAAAGTTTTTAGCAAGATAATCCTCTTGTTCTTGCGTATAATGAGTGTTTGTTTTTGCAGTGTTCAAGTGAACTCCGCACTTTTTTGTTGCGAATTGTTGTAAAGCATGTATCGATTTATCGCAGTTGAATTGTTTGTTGAAAGCAGCAGTCAATTCCCCATATTCTGTAAATTTTTTTTGATTACAAAAAATCCATTGTCTGTGCTCCTCTGTGTAAAATCTACTCATTATCCGAACTTCCGACAATCTTAGATATTGTATTTCCCTTTAATAGCCTTCCTTCAGCAATCAGCTTGTCTGTTCTAAGAACAACATCAGCATTGTTAATCATCTGCTTCGCAAGTCTAGCAACCGATTCGCTCTTTTGGTATTCTTCTTTTCTTTGCTCCGGCGACATATCTTCGCGATCAATAGCTTCAATATGCTTACCCAATATGTTCTGTAATTCTAATAATGTCATACTTACACCTCGATTTCATCATCCTGTGGGAACTGAAAATACTCGCTCGTTACCTCTTTGAATTTTTCACTGCTTAAAAGGCCCATAGCTCCTTGAAAAGTATTTGTCGTGGCTGTGTGATGATAAAACTCATTATTGCAATATGCTTCTCTAAGCATTGCCATAGCCTTAGTCGCCTTTTCTTTGGTTGAATATTCAGCTGCAGCGTCAATCTCCGTGCCCCCATATAATTGTATTTCTACGCAAGTATTTCTTTTTACACTGTTTTCATGTAGAAAAACCAAACTGTTATCGTACGGAAAATCCATTGTTCCATCCTGTGAAATAACTCTCATCTGAAAAACTCCTTTCTAACGTCGATAATTTTGCACTTTGACTTGTACTCAAAATCTTCAATAGGTTTTCTTTTGCTCGGACAGCAGATAAAATATCTGCATATTCTAGGTCTGACTGAATAAATCTCGCACTTTTCTTTCGGCTTATCATCATTAAGAAAAGGACAAGTCATATCTATTGATGGCGTGGCTGTCGGATAATTGTGTCTACGTTCCTTGATGTGATGTTTCTTGATGTACTTGTGTATTGTGTCAATCTCCTCTTCTGTCATGGGTAGCATGTTGCTACAACAGCCACCGCATTGAGTACATTCGCCACAACGGGTTAAGTCGTAAACACCTTTATTCATGTCATCCATCATTTTCTTTATACTTTCCGACTGCATTTATTCTCCCTTCATAAACTCCGGCTCTGCCGATTCTTCACTCACGATCTCTGAATCAACAACATCCTCGTCAAAGTCAACGGAATTGGCGTTTTCTTCAATCTCATTCTTCGAAATCTGATATACCTCATCCATTTCCATCTGTGCCTGTCTCGCCATAGGATCATAATTTTTCGGGTATTTTTTCGTCGCATTGTTGCACATCTTACGTACAATCATGCTTTCCGGCGTATCAAGCCACGCACCGCTGATATATGGTCTTGCAATCTCGCATTTAAGCATTTCGTCAACCGTTTTGCACGCTCTAAGTGCATTAAGAATCTCTTCTTTTTTTGCCTTAATCTCTGCTTTCTGCTTTTCATTTGCCTTAAATCTATCAGCACAAATTCCAAAAGTGACGTTCATCAGGTTTTGTTTAACATGCGCCATAAGGTTGATTTTTACGCTGTCGCGGTCTGCCGAAAGATATGTGATACTCCCATCATTCAACTTCACAGGATATACAACCCTGACGGCCTTATCTGACAAGAATTTTTCTTCCCATTCCGGGTCTGTAACTGTAAGTCCTTTGTGTTTTGGCGGGATATATACATCCCCTTCCTTAATTACCCAATATGGATATACCTGTTTTACATCCTTGCCATAATTAGCAAGCAATGAATCGTAACCGCCGCCCTCGATTCCCATTTCTACCTGTTTCTGCCATACGTCTTTATTTGTCTGTGGGTCTATTCCGACTTTTACACTACGAAGTTGAAAATAACACTCTCTCGGATATGCGCTTGCGTTCAATTTAAGAGATGCGCAACGCTTTACAATTCCTCTTAAATTGCTTGTATCAAGGGTTCCCATACCGCTAATCTTTGGGTCGTTTTTGACAAGGTTGTAAATACTTGTCATTGCTTCCATAGCACATTCTTTCGAGTAATCATCCATCTTCATACCGCAGGACTTATAATCTTCGATAATCAATCCTGTCATTGCATTACTCCACTCACTTAACGAAGTGGTAAATTCTTTCTTCTCTGCTACCTGTGTATTCTCTGCCATATTACTTTTCCTCCTTCTCGTTGAACAGTCTATCCAATTCATCCTCGATTTTTGCATCAATTTCTTCCTTGTCGAGTTTTGCGTGTTCTGTAGCAAAATCATACTCATCTTCGTTCAATATGCCATCGCTTATAAAGCAGTGTAAGAGTGTTGTCAGTTCTGCGATAATTTTGATTTTGTTTCCTTCGATTTGAACAATTCCTTCTTCAACTTTAATCATTCCTGCATACCTCCTAATCTTCTTTTACTTCCATTGCCCTAACATAGCTTCCACTACCCAAATAATCTTTCACGTCTTCGAAATTCTTTAATGGCGGAAACACAATAGGGTATTTAAGTCCATTTATCTTCACACGGCCATTCACAAATTCGTAAATATGTCCGGCTTCAAATGTAAAAGAATTGCTATCGACAACAAAAATCTTTCCGTTGTAATACTGCTCCTGTTCTACAAGATCGATCATTTCGTCATTACACCAATATCCATGATTCTTCACGCAATGACCGAAGCAATCATGGAATTTAGGTGATTCTTCATCGAACTCAACCGCATAATCAAGGTCGTCCTGATTGCTCCTTTCGATATACTCAATAGTTCCTGTTCTGCCCCAAAAATTCCGACCAAGTTCTACCGGATTTACAAGTTTCACTCTGTCTCCAACCTTAAATTTACTCATACTCTCATTCCTCCATATTCTTAATAATCAGTTCCTTGTCGTCCGTTCTACGAATAACAATCAACTGTGTGTCAATCTCCGGGATTCTCCATGCATCCAGGGATTCCGTATCGTCAATGATGATTGGCATTTCTACGTCATTCTTGTGCTGGAAAGCACGACAAATATCAATCTCTGTAAGTAACTTCGCTCCGTGGTTCATATTCCGGTTATATGGTTCTCCCTTATAAATGAACTCGCAACACTCTTCTGTATCTCCGTTAATAAGTGGCCGGAACAACCGTACCTTGCAAAACTCCAAATACTGATTTACGCTTTCTGAAAGAATCTCATTTTTCTTTCGGTCGAGTTTCTTCAACAAATCAAGGATTGATTCCTGATCTGCGATCTTCTGCTGCGTTTCTCTCTGCTTTTCTCGAAGCTCTGATACCGCCTTGTCAACATAATCATTGACCGATGCTTCACCGATTTTCTTTGTTACATCCAGCCTATCTTGTTGCAATTTTTCAAGCTCTTTCTTCAAAGAATCAACAAGATTTGAGCCAATCGCTTCCTTATTATATAGAGCTTCTTTTTCTTCCAACTCAGACTTAACTTTCTTGTATTCAGAAGTGTTCGTGATATCAACGCAAACAGGCATACCGTCAATTCGATTATTCAGAGAATCGTATTCGGACTGTAATTTAGATACCTTCTTTCCCTGTTCCTGTATCTGCTTCTCTGTCTGTTCAATCTCTGCCTTGCAGCGGTCAAGCTCCGATTTCTCGAAGTTTCCACTTGCGACGATATTGTCAAGTATCTGCTTCTTTGTCTCTTCGTAGCGGCCCCGGATTTCTTCGGCATTCTCCAACTCTCGGTGGCAAGTAGGACAGATCGTATCATTCTCTCCGATTGTCTCTGCGTTGGTTCGCTTCCACTCTTCGGCATATTGCTCACGAAGGGAAACATGGCGTTTAAACTCTGCTTCAAAGTTCTCTTTCATGCGCAACAGATCGTTTTGCATATTCTTCCGTGCAATCAATTTCTTGTTGACATCAAAAGACTTCTGTGTAAGCTCCGCTCTCGTCTTATCAAGATTTTCGTTTGCCTTGTTCTGCAATCCGGACAGTTCAAATTTAAGATTCAAAATCTCCTGTCCTAAAGCATCATGCTCTGCCGATGCATCTTTGATTTTGGCGTTTACATCATCAATCTTGGATTCGATGTCTGACTTCATCGACTGCAACTGCGACACATCAACATCCGTCTTTTGCTTCATCAATTCGTCGATACGTGGTGCATATTCGTCGGCAATCTGACGAAGTCCTTTAGACGATGATTTTCCACGTGAACCATTCAAAGTTCGATTGCAACGCTCTTTCAGTTCTTTAATAGTTCCATCTTCAAGCATAGGAACAATAGGCGCAAACTGTTCATCTTCCTGTGCGATATATAATGTCGTTTTATCTCCAAACGTCTTTTCCAGCACAGTTCGTTGGTCTGCCGGTGACTTCTTCAACAACGATTGAGCATTCAAGCAATACTGCAATTTGTCAGAATCCAAAAAGCCATCTTCAAGGAACTCTGCATAGTCCTTGACTTTCTTCGGAACGTCATTGATGTACGAATCTGTAATGTTCCCAATAAAATCTCCGTTCTTGTTGATGCTCTCCCGGAACACCTTTTTCAGTTCCTTTTCTGTTCCATCCAAGTCGAATGTAACTGCGCACGTTGTCTCGATACCTGTGATCTCCTTGCCGTTATCATCATGCGGTCGGATTCCTGTAATCTCCTTGCCATTATCATCACGACAATTAAGTACATATTGAACGCCCCGTTTGATGGTTGTCTTGCCGGATTCGTTCACGCCGCAAATCTCTGTTCTTTCTGCTATGTCCGCATCAACAGTATTCGCTCCAAAGAATTTCCCAAAATTGCGCAGGAAAATATGTTTAATTCTTATCTTTTTCATGCTTAATCTCCTTCCTCATAATTTCGTCGATTGCGCCAAACGTTAAATCGCTCGAAGCCTTATAAAACCGATCTCCGAATTTTTCATCTGTAATCGACCGACCAAGAATCATTGAACCGATCAATCGTGTTGTAGTCTCGGAATCTGCACCGCCTCTTACCGCTCCGGCGTACAGTTTGAACATCGGAAATACCTTAAATTCTTCTGCCAAGGTATCAATCGATGCGTCCTTCGTGTTCTCAACGTATTCTGCAAACCCTTTCTCGAAGTAAACTTCCTCATTCACTTCATCTTCCAAGTGCAGATTGTTCAAGTCGAACATATTCTTTACTTCTCCCATTTCTTTTATTTCTCCCTTCCATTTTTCTATAAATTCTTAATGCCTTACTGATTTTGTCGTAGTTCCAATATCCGTAGACCGTAAGTACCATGCCGATGATTAAGATAATCTTCGGGACCAACTGAAACTCATCCGAAATAGAATATGCGCCTGTGAGTGCCATAATGCTTCCGGCAACCACGTATGGGTTGAATCTTCTCATCTTCTTGCCCTCCGAATATAATTATCAATTGTCACTCTTCTTCCTGTTTGCTTGTGAACCAGGAATAAATGAAAAGAAGTTTCTCTCCGAACCATCCATTCATCTACGTTGTACCCTTGCGAATGTACGATTTCTTTCTGTGTTCTCGTAAGTTTCTTGGGTTGCTTCATTACTCGCTCACCTCCACAATCTCACCATTTACCATAGTGTAAAATGTGTTTTCTTTAATCTTCTCTCCGTCGACGCGCACCATCTTGGCACCTTTAAGCGACCATCTATCCTGCTTCCAGTAATTGCGTTCGTCGCCTTCCCAGTCAGCCAACACAAGATAAGAACCTAAGACACCTTTTGCCTTTCCGTGATAACCCCAAGCCACTGCAATACTGTCTTTATCTTCTGCCGATGAAGCTCCTTTGTAGCCTGTTGCCGATGAAGCTCCACAGTTGCCTGTTGCCGATGAAGCACCGTAATCTCCGGTAGC